AATTTCATCACGCACTAGGAAAAAAAACTTCAGATGACGGTGGCCAGAGGCACGGCGTTGCAACGTCGTTCCAGGGAACAGCTTGAAGGCAAGCGCAAGCGCAAGATGCCGTGGGAGAAGCCCGGGTTGTCGCGCGTCGATCGTGTGATCGCATTTCTTGAATTTCTACCTATCACCAAAGGCATCAAGATCGGTTCCAACCTGGAGCTATTGCCCGGCCAGCGACGGTTCATCGAGGCCGTCTATGGCTCAAACGAAGTCCGGCTGGCGGTACGTTCGGAGCCGCGCGGCAACGGCAAAACGGGACTGGTGGCCGGGTTGGCGCTTTGCCATCTGCTCGGGCCAGAAGCCGAGGAACGTGGCGAGTGCTACTCGGCTGCAGTCAACCGGCATCAGTCAGCGCTGATGCATGACGAGATGTCCGCCATCATCGAGGCGGTGCCGGAGTTCGGCGCGGTGACCCGCATCCGCAATGGCGGGCAGCGGCGTTGCATCGAAGTGTCGGCGGGTAAGGGCAAGGGGTCGAAATACGAGGCGTTGTCATCCGACGCGAGGCGGGGCCATGGACTGGCGCCTTCGTGGTGGGCCTACGACGAGATGGCGCAGACGCGGGACCGCAAGCTGTTCGATGCGCTGCGCACCGCCATGGGCAAGCGCAAGAGTTGCCTCGGCATCATCCTGTCGACACAGGCCGAGGACGACGAGCATCCGCTGTCGCAACTGATCGACGACGGGATGAGCGAAAAAGATCCGTCGATCATCATCGACCTGACGGCGGTGCCGACAGGCGCAAATGTGTTCGACCATGACGTGATCCGCGCGGCCAATCCGGCACTCGGTGTTTTTCTGGATGCCGAAACCCTGTTCAAGGAAGCCGAGCAGGCGCGGCGCATGCCATCAGCCGAAAGTGCCTTCCGCAACCTGCGCTGCAATCAGCGCATCGCGGCATCCGCCGACATGCTCTGCACGCCGGCGGTGTGGTCGCTCGGCGATGGTTTGGTCAGTGACGAGATATTCACCGATGGCCGGCCGGTGTTTGGCGGGCTGGATCTGTCGGCACGGCTCGACCTGACGGCGCTGGTGCTGGCTGCCGAGGACGATCATCACCGCATTCATCTGAAGCCGTTCGCGTGGACGCCGGAAAAGACTTTGTTGACGCGGACACAGCGCGACGGTGCGCCGTATGACGCATGGCACCGAGGCGGCAAGCTCAATGCCACGCCGGGATTGACGATCGATTACGACTACGTGCTGGCCGACATAGTGGCGGCTAGCGTCGGCATGAACCTGGTTCGGATTGCCTTTGACAAGTGGAACATCAACCGCCTGATATCAGACATGGCGCGGCTCGGTATTGTGCTGCCGCTGGAAGGGTTCATCCAGGGTTACAAATCATATTCGCCGGCCATCCGTGAGTTCGAAGTGGCGGCGACGGAAGGCCGGCTGATCCACGGCGGTCATCCCGTGCTCCGCTGGTGCATTTCCAACACGGTGTTAGTGCATGAGGCGGGCACGCCGCAGCAAAACCGCAAGCCCGAGAAGCGCCGAACCTATGGCCGCATTGATCTTGCGGTGTCCACGCTGATGGCGATCGGTGCGATGAAATGCGGTGAGGTGACGACAGACATTTCAGCGATGATTGCGTGAAAATTCAACGGCGTTTTTTGCTAGGTTTTTCAGTTGGTGGACAAAGCAAGGGGTCGTTGGCCGAACAAGCCATCGCTGCGAGCGCAAAACCCCACACCTCTTTAAATTCCATTCCGGTCATTCGCGCTGTCCGTTTCATATCTTCGATCTGGGCGGGAGTTACCTGTGCGCCATAGCGTTGCCACGCTTTCTCCTGTTCGCTCAATGGTGCGCTCGGTGGCTTTGGCGGTGAGCCTGACGCAATGACCACAATGATCAGCGCAAAGATGCCAAGCGTCAGTAGAAACGATTTCATTGGTATGGGTTTCCGTTTGCCCTGTCTTAGCGGCTGACCAGCCATGAAACAATTGTGCATTTACGCCACGACATGGCGAGAATTCACAACTCGGGCGATGACGTGACCGTCACCGCGCGGCACCGCCACATGCTGCTGGTTGCCGATCGCACCCGCAAGATCGACGTGATCGCGGCGATCGTCGACGTGGTGATGTCGGAAGGCGCTACCGCAGCCGAGGTCGAGCAGGCGTTCCGCGACGGCAGCGCGCACTACCTGATCGCGAACGACGACAAACTGACGATCGTGCTCGGCATGAAGGAAATGCTCGCCGCCGTCGGCGAAGCCAACATGACGCCGGACCAGAACCGGCAAGCGCTCGCAAGTCTCTCGAAGGAATAATCACATGCGATACGCCGTGAAATCGGCGCCGCCTCCGGGCGGTGCGCCGAATGAATTCGTCATGTCTGATGGCTCGATCGATCGCATGGGCGATGTGATCGAGCCGAAGGGCTGGCAACTCGAGCATTTCAAGAGCCATCCGATCGCGCTGTTCAACCACGACACCGACCAGGTGATTGGCAAATGGGCCGATGTCCGTATCGAAAACGGGCAACTGCGCGGCAAGCTCGAACTGGCCGACGAGGGCACCTCGCCGCTGGTCGACACCATTCGTAAATTGACCGCGCAGAACATCCTGCGTGCGGTCTCGGTTGGCTTTCGCCCGGTCGAAAAGAAACCGCTGACCGAAGAGGCCGACAAATATTACGGCCCGTTCCGGTTCATGAAAAGCGAACTGCTCGAGTGCAGTCTCGTTTCGGTGCCGGCAAACCCGAACGCACTATCCACCGTCAAATCGCTCGGCGTTTCGAGCGACATCGTGGCCGAGGTCTTTTGCAAGCCCGCAAACGAAGACCGCAGTCGCATCACTGGCAAGTCTGCCAAATACCTCGCGCCACAAGGCACGAATAAAATGAAACCTCTCTCAGAGCGCATCGAGCATGCGCAAATCGAATACAATTCCAATCAAGACCGCCTGCAGGAACTCGCCGAGATGGATACGCTCGACGATGCCGGCCAAGCCGAAGTCGACGAACGCTCGCTGAACCGTGACACCATCTCGAAACAGATCGAGACGTGGAAGAAGCTCGAAAAGAGCATTGCCGCGCAGCGGACCCCGCCGTCTGACATCCAGGCACCGGCGATCATCCGCGCCACCCCGCATGCAATGCGCAAGCTCGAACCTCGCGACCACATCTATCGCGCGTTGACCACGCACTTCATTGCCAAGATGCAGCAAAAGACCATCGAAGATGTCTTGCGCGAACGCTATCCCGGCGACGAGGGCACGGGTGCTGTGTTGCGTACCGCGGTGGGGCCGGCACTCACCACGCAGGCGACCTGGGCGGCCGAACTGGTTGGCACCGCCATCGCCGACTTCCTCGGCCAGTTGCCGATCACCACGATCTACCCGCGGCTGGCGGCCAAGGGGATCAAGTTCACCTTCGGGCGCAACGGCGTGATCAAGGTACCGGGTCGCTCGGCAACGCCGACCATCAACGGTTCGTTCGTTGGTGAAGGCCAGCCGATCCCGGTGCGCAAGCTGGGCTTAACCGCGATCACGCTGACGCCGAAGAAGATGGCCGTCATCTCCGAGTTTACCCGCGAGATGGCCCTGCACTCGACGCCGGCGATCGAGGGCGTGATCCGCCAGGCGATCAACGACGACACCGCGGTGGCGATCGACACCGTGCTGATCGACGCGACCGTTGCCGATCTGATCCGTCCCGCTGGCCTGCGGGCTGGTGTGTCGGGCCTGACGCCATCGGTTGCGACCGCATCATTTGATAAAATGATCGCGGACATCAAGGGCCTGATCGCGCCGATCGTTGCCGCCCGTGGTGGCCGCGATCTGGTGCTGTTGATGAATACGGCACAGTCGTTGTCGCTGTCGTGGGTGGTTGCCCCGAACGGCGAGTTCGTGTTTGCCGACATCAACGATGGCACGCTGCGCAACCTCACCGTCATCACCTCGACCACCGTGCCCGCGGGCATGCTGATCATGGTCGATGCGGCCGAGTTCGCCAGCGTCACCGGAGACGCGCCCGAGTTCGATGTCTCCGACGTGGCCACCATCCACGAAGAGGACACCGCGCCGCTGCCGATCGTTACCGGTGCCCAGGGTTCGGGTGTCGTTGCCTCGCCGACACGAAGTCTTTGGCAGACGGCCTCGATTGGCGTGAGAATGATGGTCGACATGAACTGGACCATGCGGCGCGCCAACATGGTCTCATGGATGACCGGTGTAACCTGGTAGGCATCCAAACGTTATCGGCGGGGGGCAGATGCTTCCCGCCGAACTTTTAACCGAAGGACTATAACCATGGCAGAGAAACACGAAAACGAACACAAACCCCATACACCGGCTCCAGCCACGGGCGCCAAAATCCCGGCCGCGGCAGCGGCTGCAGCCTATACGCCGCGCGCGGCAGGCGAGGACGACGCCAGTGCCGAAGCCAACTCCCGCATTGCCACCGAGATTGCCAATCGCGCCAATCCGCCGATCCCGGCCAATCAGCTGGTGACGGAACCAACATCGGGACCGCTCGCCGAGGGTGGCCGCGCCATGTACGTTCTCGTCGGTCCCTATCGCGGCAACGT